CATCCCTGACATACAAATTTCTGTGCAGTAGCTTCTCCTGGAGCAGTAAAATCAAAGCTATCAGAATCTTCCGCACGGGCATCAAGAAAGGTTTCTATTTCATCTGCTTCGACTTCAGAGACATTAAAAGTAAAATTATAAATTTTTGAATTTTGGTGTTCTGCTAACCCAAATAATATTCTATGTTCATACCCATCAGCAAAGGCAACAGTTCTAGTGTTTGGTGCGGATCTTTTTTGTTGTCCGTATGTAGGTTTTATTGAAGGAAACGTAGCCATTATGCAAGCATACCTCCTGGTCGTTTTTGTTTAATTAATTCTGATTGTATAGCAACTGAAATCATACGACCAAGTTCTCTACCCTGTTCTTCATCTCCTTCAACAGAAGAACCAGAGGCATCTACATTTACTACGATGTTTGTTGAACCACCTAAAGATTCATTTGGAGTAACTGTACCTGTAACTCTTGGAGTAAACATTTCTGGACCACGTTCTCCGACAATGTATGATCTACCTGCTCTCGCAGTACCACCATCGGCTAAAAATGCACTAGCTGATGCACTACCAACAAACATATTTGAAGTTCCAACAGGAGTACTACTCAATAACGAAGAACCACCAAAATTAAATAGCCCACTAAATAAACTTAAAAATCCTTTTTGTATTTGTGCAGCAGCTAATCTTGCAGCAGTATCTAAGAAATGATCTGCTATTCGACCTAACATATTTCTAAAGGCATCTTGAACACTCATTGTTCCTTTAATAATTCCTTTAAATGATTCTTCAAAACCAGTTCTAATTGATGTACTTAAATCTAAAACTGCTCTCATTGGATTCAGTAATTCTCTAATTTCTTCAGCAGGTGCATTAAATTCTGACAAGAACTGCATTTGTTCATTTATTTTAATTTGAGTTTCTAATACTTTTAACGCTGCACCATTTGTTTTTTCAAATTCTGCTCCAAGTTCTAATCTTTTAATATTTGCAAATTCTTTTTGAAGAGCTTTTGTTTGTCGAAATTCTTTTGGTATATCTAAAATTTTAATTTTATCTATCTCTCCTTCAACAAATGCTTTCTTTCTTTGTTCAAATATTATTCTTTCTAATTTTGTTTGTGCTTCTAATGATCCTTTTGTAGCTAATGTCTGCAATAAATCTTGCCTTGTTGTTTCACTAATTTCCTCTCTAATACCTTCTATTTTTCCTAATACTGCTTCAGTAGTTCTTAAACCAGATAATGTATCAAAAACTTCTCTTGAGCCAAAGGCACTTAATAACATATCAGCCTGTCCAGCACCAAAAGTTTTAAATGTAGTTGCTAATTTTATCGCTTCATCGTTAGTAATTTTAAATTCTTTTGCTAATTCTTTTATTTGTTTTCTTGAGAATGTTGAAGCTATACCCATACTTTCTAATTCTAAATTGACTTTATTTAACTCTTTTCTAAAAGCTATAGTTTTTTCAATTTGAGCAGCAGCAGCAGTAGCAAGAATAGAAGCTGCAAAACCTCCTCCTGGTGCGAGTGCTCCACCAATACCACCAGCAACACCACCCATAAGAGAACTTAATCCACCAGCACCAAATAAGGCTGGAAAACCTCCACCGATCATTGCACTTCCAATACCACCTTTTAATCGACCAGTTGCACCACCTGGCATTGCAAAAACGCCTTGTGGATTGGCATTTTTACCAAAACCTAAATTAGCTCTTGAAAATCTTGCATTTATAGGACTTGTTGTACCTCCAGCAGGAGGTAAAATTCCAAATGCACTTTGCTGAGTTAAAATATTTGCTGTTTTTGCAGATGATTTTCGTATATCTTTAACAGCCTTTTCTATAGGCTTACTTTTCATTTCAACGAATTTACCACTAGATTCTCCTGCTTGTGGCAATCTCATGCTTGGCGGAATAAGTTTATTTCCTTTTAATGCTTTTATCTGTTCGGGAGTAGCAAAAACCTGATTGTCTTTCATAGGTTTTGCTGCTCTTGATGCTGCCATTTGTATGGTTGCATTTACTTTTAATTGTTCTCCTATTGCTTTACTAACTTCTAAAAATTCTTTTGATCCTGCAACAGTCATGTCCTGCATACGTTTAAGCAGGGTCATTGCTTCATTCCCTGCCATTATTGTTCTAGGAAGTCCTTGTATTTCTTTTATCCTTGCACTTACATTTCCAATAGTTTTAGACGGATCTACTCCACTTGCTCTTGCAAACGCAAGAGCTTCCATATTAAGTTTCCTAAAATTACCAGCTAATAAAGCAGTCGCACCATTTTGTCTAGCCGTTGCACTTGTAGCATCATCAAAGGCTTTTCTAACAGCAGCTAAATTATCTCTTGCTCTTCCTATTGAATTTCCAAAAAACCTCATTCCAGGATTTGCAGTTTTAAGAAAAGCATCTATTTTCCTATTTCCTTTATTTATTTCTTTTTCTAACGCTGAAAGTTTTTTCTTTGCTGATTCTGTTTTTATATTTATCTTTAACTTATTTAAATTTCCAAAGGTCTTTTCTACCTGTTTTGCAAGCTGATGAAGTTTTTTTACATTCTGTTCGCCACGACTCGTATTTATAACAAGATCAATCGTTTTAATTGCCATTTCGACCTATTAGCAAAACATATATTCTATTCTACCTTGATTTAGGTATAACGCTTCTTCTCTGTTGTACTTTTTGGTCATCTTTTTTTTGCTCTTCATGTTTTAATTCAAAAAAAGCAGCCCAACCAATCATCTCTTCAAGAGTTAAGGTCTGACATAATTCACTAACAGATTTTTTTAACTCATTTGCCAATGAATATATAAACATCCAATCAGGATTAGCTTTTTAAATCGGCTTTTGCCTGATCTACCTCCTTTTCAGAGCCAGATTCAAGCATGGCTAATTGTATTTCCTGTAAAGTATTTGCATTTACTTCTCTTCTTAAAGAAGCCTTATCTCCATCTTGAAATAATCTATTTTCAGATTTATCTAATGCTTTTTCAATCATTAATTGTAAAGCAAAATCATTTGCATCTTCAGTGCCACTTTTTTTCTGAATCATTTCACGTTCAGCAATAGTTAAAGGATGCCAAAAGATTTCTAACACTACTGTTCCATCTTCAGCTTTTAACTCATACTTATAAAGCTGGCTTACACCAAACTTATTTTTAAGAAGATCAACTGCTCTAGTCATGTCATTGTATAGCTATTAGAAGTATATCAGCTATTAGCAAAAAAAGCACACGATATAATCCCTAGAAAATGTGAACGATCTTCAATCTCTACAGGAGTAATCCCACTTACTTCTCCAACTCTGGGAGAACAAGAAAATGGATCTGAATAATTAGAAGCGTTTATAGAAGTTAATCCATCTATTACAGCTTCTCCTAACGCAGATAAAACTGATGTACCTTTACCTTTTGGAACATAGATATTACATTGAATTACACCAGCATAATAATCTGATGCTGCACCTTGATTTTGTATAGTTGATTGAGTAAAAGTAATTGAGGTTGTTATAAATTTTTTAGTTTTTCCAGGTGTGGTATAAGTTACGTTGTCATACATCATAAGTACAGTATTATCTGCTGCTGCAACTGCATCTGTAATAGCTTTTTCAAAAGCTGCTCTTGCGTTAACTAGACTCATAACCTTTTATATTTAGAACCTAAAGCTGGAGCATTTCTACCACCTTTAGTGCCTTTAAATAATACTTGACTATCAGCTACTCTTACATCTGGTAAATTCATACTTCCACCAAATACAAAATCAACAACCTGACCTATAGTTTCAACATACGGAATAATTGTACTATTAGGAGAACCTAATGCCTGTCTTGCATAATCAGCCCTGTTACCTATAAATATTGTTTGTCCAAATTTGTATTTTTTATCAAGCGAATATCTAGGCTCAATAATAGCTGGTAAATTCCTTCCTTGTCCTTTTGCTTTTTTTCTTTCTAACCACGGAGATCGTATCTCTTCATTTGCTAGAGGTCTATAAGTATTAGCTTGCCAACTAGAAGCAAAAAAACCAGAATATTGAGGACTTTCTGATGGTAAATCTGCAAGAATTTTTCCTATTAAATTATTGAATTGAATATTTAATTCTCCTCTTGTAGAGGCAATAGCATTACTTAAAGCATTAGGATCTGATTTAGCCATTAGAACCTTCCAAGAATAGTGAACAAGTAAGTTTGACCACCTTGTAATGTACTTATATTAACTATCTTTGCTACTCTAGTTGATCCTGCGTAAGTTAATGTAATCTCATCATCAAAATCAGGTTGACTATCTCCAATAAGATCAGGTGTTATATAAGTTTTAAATTCTCTAATTTCTTTACCTAAATCTTCTTCTGATCTAATAAATTCAATCGGAACAGTAATACTGTAACTTGTATCAGTTGTCGTATATACACCTGTAGATGTGTTATAACTTCCTGATGCTTTCTTTGTATAAACAATAGAAGTATCGAGTGCAGATCCAAGAGTCGAAACAACATCTTTAGCAACACTTTTTAGTAATGAATCTAATTGACCTGCCATTATCCTCTAACTACCCTCATTTGAAAACTACCTGCTCCACCTAGCATATATGCTCCAAGATAACTTTGTAGCCACGGGTAAACGTCAAGAATATTATTAACAGAACCAGTTCCCTGACTATCAGTATTATATTTAACCTGTATATCTCCTAACTTTACCTCAGAAAAATTACCATCTTTACCAGTAGTTCCCGTAATAGCATCAGTATCATTTGCCAATGCCCTAGCTAACTCATAT